GATGGGCATGTTGCCGCAGCTGCTGGTGCTACTCGGCGGAACCGTGCCGGAAGCAAGTGAAGTTGTACAGGCAAAGGAGTCGGCGGCTCGGATTATGGAACAGCTGGCAGCACTACAGGAACCTGCCCCGACTGAGGCAACACCTGCTAAGCTAAACCCCTACGGCTTACGCCACAGCAACTAAGGAACTATCATGCCTAATTCCGATGCGAAACCACTTGGCTACTACCCGCAACACTACATTAAGGCACTCGACAAGGCCCGATCGGCGCCAGATACCTGGATTGTTGTAGAGAATGAGCTTAACCAGAAGGAAGCCCGGTCAACCTACATCAAGTTAACCGCAATGCGCGCGGGGCTTAGGCAATTCGAGCCAGCTGGTAGTGAGTTGAAAGAAGCCGCGATGACTAAGCGCATTCACATAAGCAATCCCTCGGTGAAGCACGGGGAGCTGAGGAAGGTGATGATTAAGGTTGATAGTAGGCTGCTGCGACCGAGTGAGCAGGCAGCGCAGTCCCTAGCCGATTTCGCCGCCGGACTACGAAGTACTCCCTTTTAACGCTTGACAACTGAACGACGTTCGACGATTATTCATCACCGCGGCGCAGCGAGGCATACCAGCAAGCACCTCAGCGTCATCCAGCGGCCCGTGTTAAATGCCTGCGCAACGGGCTATGCCCACAAAGGAAATTGAAAATGGCTACTAAAGCAGAAACTGTTATTGAAACCGTGCAAATGGAAGACGGGAGGATTGTTGAATTCGCAGGGAAGCGCAAGCTCCTGAAGCAAGCGACCTTCACCGACGGTGGTGTGCAGATTCGCCTGGACTTCCGTAACGGGCAGACCCGCCTATTCACGGTTCCCTCGGCGATGTTGGACAAGTTCGCAGCCCACGGCGCCGAGCAGAAGCTGGGCGATGAGATTGCAGGGCTCGAGGACATCGACGACTGTGTGCTGGCGACGGACGAGCTGATCGACCGCCTGTACGGCGGGGAATGGGGCCAGAAGCGTGAAGCGAATGGCATGGCCGGAACTTCCGTGCTGGCCCGTGCGCTGTGCGAACTCACTGGCAAGACGCGCGATCAGATCAAAGCGTTCTTGACCAGCAAGACCCAAGCCGAGAAAGTTGCCCTGCGCAACTCCGCGAAGGTTAAACCGATTGTCGACCGCCTCGAGTCGGAAAAGGTCTCGAAGGCCAGCAAGGTCGATACCGACGGGCTCTTATCTGAACTCGAGTAAGCTACGCTCCCCCAAGCAGCGACAGGAGCTTGGGTTTAACGGCCACGCAGGGGATTAGTCTCCGACCTGCGTGGCCGTTTCTACTTGTCGGTAGCAGGTTCGGTAGCAGGTTCGGTAGCCATTAATACTTGGGTGATTTGCCTGAAAACTTGATACGCCGGGGGATTACAACGGTATAATACACGGTATGAAACGACATTTCGTCGGTTCAGTAACCGGAGACTACCCCATGACCGAGACAGAACTGCTAGTTAAGGGCCTCGAGCTCGACAACTGGCTCCCCATTCAAGTACCCACAACGGGCAAGACAGCCTATACCAAGCACATCCCGCTCAAGTCAGGCGACTACGTGCAAGCGTTTATGTTTGTCGGAGGCAACGCCAGCCTGCGAATGGCGCTTGAACAACCTCACATTACCAAGGCACGGGCGATGCCCAAGAAAGCCAAGTTGCTGATCGCCAAGGCCCGGACACAGTACCCGGCCAGCCTCCTCAACGAACTCGAAGGGATTTGATCATGAGCACCTTATACACAGCCTACGGCTTCAAGTTAGATGAGCCTACAGCAACTCGTCCTTGCGGAATGAACACACTCGTCCACCTGGATAGTAAAAAAGCACCGAGCAAGGTACAACAACGCGCTACCTGTGAACTGGCTGCCAAGCGCGGTTATGACACTGTGGTGTTCTTCGCAGACGACAAGTGCCTGCGGACGGTTGAGCTTTGGTAGAGTCCACCAAGTCCCCGCTTCCTAACCAAGGCGGGTTCTTAGTGGACTTTCCCACTCTCGCAACCTGCAAACTGGAGACTACCATGCACACACACTCAAGGCCAACTGACCAACTAACTGATAGCGACGAAGACTTCAATGAACTCGAGGCTTTGCTCAACCCCAAGCCAACTCCCGACAGCGACGAACCCGACGAAGTCGACGAGCTGGATGAACTCGAAGCCCTGCTCGGCGAAGCCATGGCGGATAAGAAACTCGCGGAGAATGTCAAGGCATCCCGCGCCAAGGCCAAGGGAGGTTTCGGACTATCGGCGGAAGATCTCGAGCGCATCCGGAAGTGGGAGTTGGCGCGGGAATGGCAGCCAGTCGCAAATGTCGCACTATTCCACCGCTATACTTGCCAGTGCGGATTTCACGCCACCCTTTTCGAAGGTCTGATGCTCGAACAGCACCACCGGGCGGACAGCCATGCCAACCGCTGGACCAGTCAAGAGACTGAGCAGCCAGCCCTGCCCAGCAAGACCGCAATCCGCAAGTCCACTGTCCCGCTGTGCCAACGCTGCGCGGCTGGTCACGGATACTCCCTCGTAACTGACATGGTATGGGAAATCTAAGCTATGACCCCCGATAAAATACCCAGTTGGGCACTCTTCCTTGGCTTCCTGCTGATTATCATCGTTGGCGGGTACCTCGGGGAGCTTGACTACCGCGACCAGCGCAGTGACGAGTGCTACCTGCAGGGGAAAGACTACAACGAATCCGCAGACATCTGCATTAACCAAGTAAGGAGTAAGTAATGGCACGACCTCGAAAGACCGACCGCCCAGTCGAGAAGAACATTTCCCTTCCTCAGTCCCTCGTCGCGAGGGTGGAGTTGGAACTGTTTAGTGAACTGGAAGGGAAGGTGCCGTTTGGCGCTTGGCAGAAGTATATCGTCCGGCTGGTTGAACGCGATATGGCAACAGCGGAACAGCATCGGATTGCTGCGGGAGGTCCGAAATGGTAACCTTCCCCTTCCGCATCTCCGGCATTCCCTGCCAAATTCGAGCCACTATTCACGGCAAGTACCGTCCAGCCCACATCAATGCCCCGGCGGAGTTCTGCCAAGAGGCTGAGTATCCAGACGTGGACTACGAGGTCCTGGACCGCAAGGGCTATCCGGCTCCCTGGCTGGCTGCCAAGTTGACCGACCTCGCCCGAATGAACATTGAAGCCGAAGCCCTCAACCAAGCTGAAAAGGATAGAGATGATGACTACGAACCCCCAACCGATTAAGTACCGCTGCATGGGAAAGGTCAAGGACGGGCAACTGCTGAACATGTGCAGCTATTGCCTCCGACTTGCCCAGCCATCCCCCGACCGCGCGCCACACCAACTCCCTCCCGCTTTCATCAACGGGCAATGCCCACTTAGGAAACAGAAATGACACACCAGCTAAACAATGAGCAGCAAGCTGCCCTTGCCTCCATCAACTCCTGGCTCGACACCAGCTCCGAGCCCTTCTTCATTCTCTCCGGCTCGGCAGGCACGGGGAAGACTTTCTGCATCAGGGAGCTTGTCGAAGTAACCCGCGGTCGTTTCATCTTCACTGCGCCGACTAACAAGGCGACGAAGGTGCTGCGGGAAAGCGTGACCCGCGAGGACTACAAGCCCGAGTGTCGGACGATCTTTTCGCTTCTCGGTCTGCGCCTGGAAGCCAACGACAAGGTAAAGGAATTGAAAGCCCCCGAAGACCCGATCGACTTGTCCCAATACAAGGCCGTTATCGTGGATGAGGGGAGTATGGTCAGCAAAGTGCTATTCGAGCACATCAAGCAAACGGCGGAACAGTTCCGCATCAAGTTCCTATTCCTCGGGGACCCCGCCCAACTTCCTCCTGTCGGCGAACTTCGCTCCCCCATCTGGGACATCACACTCGGGAGTAAGTTGCTGACGGTCATGCGCCACGACAACCAGATCCTCGAGTTGGCAACGAGGTTGCGCGCGCAGGTTGACCGCTTCGCCCCGACAATCAAGCTCGAGGCGGCAAATGCCGAGGGCGAAGGGATCTGGAAACTAGCTCCTGCGGCGTTCACTGGCAAGATCGTTGACTTCGCAAAGAACGGTAACTTCTCCAAGCCCGCGGTCGCGAAAGTCATCGCCTGGAGAAACGTCGAGGTCGACCGCTTTAACAAGCTAATCCGAGACACAATCTTCCCCAACCCCCAGCAACCCTGGCTGGTCGGTGACCGCGTGCTGTTCACTTCCCCGGCCCGCGACCTCGACGACGAGCCTGTCGCCAGCACGGATGACGAAGGCGAAGTCACCCGCGTCGACGAGGAGTACCACGGCGTGCATGGAGAGTTCAAGATCTATCGCATTGCGATAACCCTCGATGATAACAGGCCCGTCATCGCCCGCGTACTCCACCCCGACTCCCTCCGCGACTACACAGCCCGAGTCGAGCAGCTATCCGAGTACGCCCGAGTCGAGCAGCTATCCGAGTACGCCCGAGCCAATTCCAGAAAGTGGAAAGACTTCTGGGAGTTCAAGGATTCCTTCCACCAACTCCGCCACGCTTACGCCATCACTGCCCACCGTGCACAGGGGAGTACCTACAAGACCGCGTTTGTGTACTGGCAGGACATACTGCTGAACAGGAACAGACAGGAGGCTTACAGGTGCTTATATGTCGCTTGCACTAGGCCCAGTAAACAATTAATACTCTCCTAACTGTGAGACACCCATGGATTACCATTTTATAATCCCCACACAAAACCCCGAACCAACCCCGAAAGGAACCAAGTAATGTCAGACTCCCTAGACCTTCAGTTAAAAGTAGCCGAATGGCGAGCCAAGGCCAGAGCCGGTACGCTAACCCTTGATGAAACCCGAGAGGCGATCAAGGTTCTCCGCGCCGGACGCTTGTTGGTGGCCCCGGCTACTGGCGGTAGCAAGACGAACAAGGCGGCAAAGGCGGCGAAGCCGAGTGGTGATGATCTGCTCTCCGAGTTGGAGGGACTGTAACATGGCCTTCGACAAGGAGGAAGTCCTCGAACAAATCGGCGACTGTGAAAACCGTTCTGAGAAGTTGTCAGATTGGGAACTCAATTTCATTGACTCAATCAGCCAGCAACTTGTCGTAACCGGGTCACTCAGTGAAAAGCAAATTGAAATCCTCGACAGAATCTGGAACAAGGTAACCTGAAAGCCGAGCCTACTGCATCTTTCCACAAGGGTGCAGGTGGCTACGCTTCCTGTAGCAGTTAAATTAACAGGAGTTTTACCATGAGTCGTCTTACCCTTTCCGAACAACTGCAATCCGCCCAAGCAACTATTGGGACATTGCACATTCAAGTCCAGAACCTTCAGACAGAACTGAAGTCTGCCGAAAACCTCAAAGTCCGTGAGTTGGACGCTGCAAAAGCAGAATTGATCCAGGTCCGTGCTGACTATGAGAAAAAGCTGAAGGATAAGGAAACTTCCTACGCCTATCAAGGAAGCAGCCTGACGGCAGCTAGTAACGAATTGGAGCAAGCCCACGCCGTGCTGGATGGCGTCGAAGGTGCTCCGGCACGTGACTACGAGCGTACTGACGGCTACGGCGGCAAGATTCACCGCAATGTCGTTACCCGCTTGGCAGGTGCGTTTCTGGCCATCGCTAAGAATGGCGGGCCCAAATGAAGCCAATGTTCCCCCACACCTTCGACAGTACCATGCTCGGAGCCTTTCGCTCCTGCCCTCAAAAGATGTTCCGCACCTACGTCCAGCATTGGAAACCGAAGTCCGAGTCCGTCCACCTAATCGCTGGCGGCGCGTTCGCCAAGGGAATTGAAGTCGCTAGAAAGGCATACTATGAGCAGGGAATGGACCAGGACTCCGCAATCGCGACGGGCCTTCATGCCCTCTTGGTTGCTTATGGCGATTTCGAGACACCTGCAGATTCTGCAAAATCAGCCTCGCGTATGGCCGGAGCACTTGAGTTTTACTTCGAAAACTACCCTCTCGACGATGCTTCCGCCGTTCCGGTTAAGTTTTCTAATGGAAGGCTTGCTATCGAGTTTTCCTTTGCGGAGCCGCTCGATATTGTGCACCCAGTCACTGGCGACCCGATCCTCTACACAGGACGAGCTGACATGATCGCGGAATTCTGCGGCGGGCAGTACGCGGTGGATGAGAAAACCACTTCGTCGCTCGGCGCTAGTTGGGGCAAGCAGTGGGAAATGCGCAGCCAGTTCACCGGGTACCAATGGGCTGCGAACCGTGCAGGACTCAACGTGCAAGGCACACTCATTCGCGGGGTGTCTATTTTGAAAACCAAGTACGACCACCTGCAGCACGTAACCTACCGCAGTCCCTACGAGGTCGACCGCTGGCTTGCCCAGACCCATCGGGACATTGCCAGGGCCATTGCTATGTGGAAGGAAGGGTACTGGGACTTCTCACTTGACCACGCTTGTGCGGAGTATGGCGGTTGCAGTATGGTCACGATTTGTAAGTCGCCAGACCCTGATTCCTGGCTCAGTATGTACTTTGAACGCAGGGTTTGGGATGCCCTCGCCCGTAAAGAACAGACAGTGGCGGAATGGGAAGCTTCTTGGAATCATGCAGGATGATCTACGGGAGCGGCGGCGTACAACGCAACACTGTTAAGGACTTCTGGGATAAGGTAAAAGTCCTAGGGGATGATGATTGCTGGGAATGGCAAGAAGGTACTTGGCATAATGGTTATGGTCGATTTAAGTGGAACTACCAGTCATGGCGTGCACACCGCTTCGCCCTTTTCGCGGTTAACCGTCTCCCAGATAAAGCTACGGAGGTAGTCAGGCACAAGTGTCATAACAGATTGTGCTGCAACCCTAACCATCTTATCTATGGTACTCAGAAGGAGAATGTAGCTGATCGTTGGGACAAGGCAAGGTTGGAGGCCTCGTGGGCGCCCTCTACTTCCTAGGCAACCAGCTACTCGGCTCCTCCCCTCGTCGCGCGATGTGGTCAGATACCGAGCCCCAGGCAGTCCACGTCGGTTTGATGTGCGCCGCCTGCGGCGAGGTCTGGGGCCGTGTTGTCCAGGAGGGTGCCCCACACTGGGCCTTCCAGATGCGCTATTGCGGCAAGCATGGCGACGGGTCGTTTATTGCAGCTTGGTGCAAGAACTTTGACGAGCTGCCGGAGGAGGTAATCCGAAGGGAACTCATTTTACTTTTAGACAAACAGGAGCTATCATGCTTGAAAATCTAATCCTCATCTTCCTTGGCGCTAACATCGTCTTTTTAATCCTTAACTCTTTCTAGGAACCATTATGGAACAGCAAACTTTACCAACTAAACCGACTAAATCTAGTTTACCTGGATTTAATTGTATGCTTATGGGGCCGGCAGGCTCCGGCAAGACCCACTCCATCGGCACTCTCGTCGACGCAGGTATCGAGGTATTCTATCTTGCCCTCGAACCGGGCTTGGAATCCGTACTCGGCTACTGGACCGACCGCGGACTGCCCATCCCGGCCAACCTCCACTGGCACACCGTCAAGGCCCCCGACACCTCGTTCCTGGACATGCTCGACACAGCTACGAAGATCAACACATTCTCCCTGGAGATGCTGGCCAAGATGGTCGACCCAAACAAGTCTCGCTACAACCAATACATGGAAGTTTTCAAGGTGCTCAATGACTTCGAAGATCAACGCACAGGCGCCAAATTCGGCGCCGTTAACACTTGGTCGACCGACCGAGCCCTCGTCATCGACTCCCTCACAGGACTCAACACAGCGGCGCTTAATCTGGTTATCGGCGGCAAACCCGTGCGAAGTCAAAGCGATTGGGGAATTGCTCAGCAGCAGCTTGAAGGACTTCTGCGCAAGCTCTGTGACGGGTGCAGTTGTCATTTCGTGCTGCTCGCCCACGTCGAGCGGGAAAGTGACCTTGTCCTGGGAGGAGTTAAGCTCATGGCCTCAACCCTTGGAAAAGCTCTTGCTCCAAAAATCCCTGCAATGTTTTCAGACGTTATCCTTACAGTCCGGCAAGGGGATAAGTGGACGTGGGACACGGCGAATGTCATGGCGGACCTTAAAACGCGAAACCTTCCTATTAAAAGTGACAACCCGCCAAGCTTCGAGCCGATAGTTCGTAAGTGGCAAGCGCGCGCGGCTAACGCTTAAGAATTCGCCCGAAAGGGTATAACTGGAGAACCTTATGAACTATGATAATTATGCAGCTAAGGAAGTCGCGTATAGAACTGCTCTTGGGGCAGTAGACCCCCGCCCAAAGACAATGCGGGAAAACATCGACAGACAGCTTGCGGCTTGCGAGGCTCAGATGGGCCGTCTCAAGGAACTCAAGGCAAAACTTGAATCTGGATGCAGCTTGCTTGACATCGACATGAATGATCTGCGTCAGGGTATGAATTACTAACGCTTAGCAAATAGTAGTTGACAGCTGGCCGGGGATGGCTGATTATTGTATTCCCGGCGCATATGACGAGTGGCCACTGCTTGTAAATGCGTCTTTGTTCAGTGGCAAAAACCTTAACCTTTCTTTCTTTTCCTTTTGGAGCCTATCATGAGTATGTTTTCCCCTGAGCAATTCCTCGACATGCAGATCACGGAGTCTAACGACACGAAGATTGTCCCAGTCCCCGTTGGCGAGTACTTTGCAGTTGTCAAGGAAACCAAAGTCCGCCCCTGGCAGTCGAAGGCCGACCCAAGCAAGGCCGGTATCGCCTTGGACATCCAATGGTCCCTCGACGACGCGGGTGTTCGCAGCTTGTTGGGTCGTGATGAAGTCACTGTCAAGCAAGGGGTGATGTTGGATATGTCCAACTCCGGCGGGCTGGACATGGGCAAGGGCAAGAACATCGGCCTCGGCCGCTTGCGCGAAGCCACTGGCCTGAACACCCCCGGCCAACCGTTCTCCTTCACCATGCTGGTCGGGCACTCCGCCAAGGTTAAGGTTGAGCATCGGACCGACGGTGAGAACATCTACTCCGAAGTCAAGCAAGTTGCGAAAATGTAATTGCAGTAGCAGTTGCTAAAATCAAGGGTGTTATGAGCACCCTTCTTTTTAGTACCCCTTGGCACCAGTCAGTTGCCACCTGATCTTTTCTCCCTGGGTCAGGAATTAGCCAAGGGGTCTTTTTATTCTTAATCCTTGCCCGAGGTATTTACCCGTGCTTTCCCAAGTTAACTGCAGTAATCCCCACATGAAATATGCCCGTTTTGGGCTATTTTTTGGAGTGGGCATACCGTCGCATCAACTCCAAATTTTGGCACCGTGGCGGCACCATCCCGGCCCGGCGCGAGGCATTCCTGCATCCCATTTTCCAACCCCAACCAGCGAGTAAACTCCCATGCGTTTCATCCCCCTTTCCTCCGTCCTGATTAAACCCGACCGACAGCGCCAGGAGTTCGCGCCGGAGGCCCTTCAGGAACTTGTCACGAGTATCGAAGAGCGTGGCCTACTGCACCCACCTGTCCTACGGGATGAAGGTGGCACCTGGACCCTCGTTGCAGGCGAACGCCGGATGAAGGCTATTTCCCAGATCTGGGAGCTCGGCGGTTCGTTCAAGTGTGACAACCAGCAAGTGCCGGAAGGCGAAATGCCCTTCACCAACCTGGGTGACCTCACCGACTTGGAAGCGGAAGAGGCCGAGTTGGACGAGAACTTGAAGCGAAAGGACCTGACTTGGCAGGAACATGCGGCTGCGGTGGCCAGGTTGCATAAGCTGCGCGGTGCCCAGCGAATCGAGACGAACAAGGCCCTTCCCATTGTTGAGCAGAAACCTGCCCAGACCTATGCCGAAACCGCCCACGAACTCCTCGGCAAGTCCGAAGGTGCCTACCAAGACACAGTCCGGAAGGAAATCCTTGTCAGCAAGCACCTGTCCAACCCGGCTATCGCCAAAGCCAAGTCCGCGGATGAAGCCTTTAAGATACTGAAAAAGCAAGAGGAGTCCGCGAAGAACGTCGAGCTTGCCAGAGTAGTCGGTGCGACCTTCAACGCCGACCTCCACATGCTGCTCAACCGGGACTGCCTGGACTACATGCGCGAGCAAGCCAACATCATCACCGCCAACCCCGAAGAAGCTTTCGACGTCATCCTAACCGACCCGCCTTACGGCATGGGTGCCCAGGACTTCGGGGACGCCGGTGGGAAGTTATCAGGTATCGAGCACCGCTACGACGACAGCTATGAGTCTTGGGTAACCTTAATGAAACAATGGACAGTGCTGTCCTACCAAGTCACCAAACCCCAAGCCCACGCCTACGTCTTCTGCGACATCGACAACTACCACGAGTTAAAGTCGCTCATGCAGACCGCAGGCTGGTATGTCTTCCGCACTCCCTTAATCAACCACAAAATGAACTCCGGTCGCGTACCCCTTCCCGACCAAGGTCCCCGCCGTCAATACGAAATCATCCTCTATGCAATCAAAGGAAAAAAACAAACAACCCACATCTATCCTGATGTTATCTCTACTTCTGCAGATGAGAACTTTTCCCACGGTGCGCAGAAGCCGGTCGCGCTCTACCAAAACCTCCTCCAACGAAGTGTTCGTCCCGGAGACCGAGTTCTTGACACGTTCGCTGGATCTGGTACGATCTTCGAGGCTGCGAATGGGTTCAAGTGCTCCGCCGTCGGAACCGAACTGAGCCCGGAGTACTACGGTATGTGTCTGGCCCGGATTGCCCGCTGCAAAGCCCTCGAAACACCTTCACTATTCTAGGGGCAGAAATGATACGACCAACAGGACCAGTGCCAGCAAAAGTGATGATTGTCGGGGAAGCCCCTGGCGACCAAGAGATCCAGCAGTCGGCCCCGTTCGTAGGAGCCTCCGGGCAGGAACTATCGCGGATGCTGCAGGAAGCGGGGATTATGCGATCCGCTTGCTTCGTGACGAACGTCATCCGTATCAAACCTCCAGGGAATGACATCGGGGCGTTCATAGCAGAGAAGAAGATGCACATCACCCCGCAGCACGCGCTGGTCCGGGACAAGTACTGTTTGCCTCCGGTCTGGGAGGGGATTAGCTTGCTGGAACGGGAGATCGAAATGGTGCGCCCGCACGTCATCATCGCCCTGGGCAACGTCGCGATGTGGGCACTTACTGGAAAGTGGGGCGTTACGACTTGGCGCAGTTCATTGCGAGTGCGACTTGCACCTGGC